CAGCACCCATTGTGATAGAAGGGGCTGCTCTCATTTTTGAAACAAAATTAATATTAGCGTAGGCATTTCCTGATGTATTGCAACTATGGACAACTCCATAAGCCTTTAATACTGTTTGAAAATACCTCTGGCACTTAGCTATCGTGGTACTTATTTCTTCTTGCTCAAAATCTGTAGCCACTGGACCGACTTCCATCTGTACGCCTGTGATGAAGAAGTTGTTGTCAGTGCTGCTGAAGAAGCTGTCTATGCCAGCGGCACGATTAGCATTTGTAACATTAGCCCATGATGCTGTGTTTAGTGTGCCACTTGTAAAATTAGAACCTGCGTGTAACCAAAATAATAAATATAAACTTACTGCATTATCGTCATCAAAAGGACTACTACCATCATCTACATCAGCAGGGAATGTAATTTCATGTCTAACCCAATCCGTTGTAGTATTATACAATTTAGTTATTTGTCGGGTATTATCATTATCAAAAAGCTCACAGCCAAACGTAAATGCAGCATTAGCTTTAACGTAAAAACTTAACGTAATTTGTTTTGCTCCAACAACCCCTTTACCAATGCGTTGTAGGTTTTGGCCTTCAAATCTCTGCTGAATATGTAAGAACTCAGAAGCAGCTATAGATGTATCAGCAGTAGTGCAGTCTAGTTTAAGACAATTAGCAGAAATACCATTTGGCCCATCCGCTGTTTGTGACATTGTTAAACGACCGGCAGTATTACCTCCAGCTAAAGCAAATCTATCTACAGTAAAATAACCATCAGTAGCACCCAAGTCTGCCACAGACGAACTTCTAGCGGCCACGTTCATGGAACCATTGATTACCATATTGCGACCAACAGCAGGGGATATGTTGGCGTTTTGTCTTGCTTTACTCATAGCTTATTCTCCCAACAGGGTAGCCAAGTCCAATGCCTTCAGCGCATCAGGGTTTGCCGCAGCATCAATGCGAGCATCGTCTGTGATGTCACGTAGCGTTGCCTTTTGTGCAGCAATAGCATCAGCGCCTGTACCAGCTTCAAGAGCCTTCATGTACTCTACGTCCAAGTCAGCCAAGCGAGGCGCACGTTCTGCGCGTAGGTTGTCCTTGTGGATGGCCTTTGCCGCTGTCATGTCTACTTCGACAGCATCGCCATTAAATGACCAAGCGCCACGAAAGGTGCGATCCGCTGGTACGACCAGAGAAGATGCCTCACGGACATCACCGTTGATATTGATGTAAGTGGTCATGCTGCCATCTCCATTTCTTGATTAATCTTCCACGCATTGCGGAAACTACGATCCGATGGGATCAATTCTACAGGTACAATCTTCATGACTGCTCTGTTGCCTTGGTAGTCACGCCACACTTGCGGCGGGATGTCTTTCATAATGAGGTACTCAATCGCCTCTTCTTCAGTCATAGCAGGGATAGGCTCAGCATACGGATGCTCTTTGGGCTGTCCGTCTGGTACGTTCTGGTCACGAAGGTATGTGTCGATGGGTGGCAGTACACCACCAGCCAGTGCAGCAGCCATCCAGTTAGGGTCAGGCACAAGCACAGCGGCAGGAGCATCAGGCTGTGTCGGGTCTTCGAACAGCACACGATACTTCGACTGCACAGGTGCAAGGCGTGACTTAGCTTCTGCTAGGCGATCCCAGAGGTGGCTCATGCTAGGTCTCCGAATATTGAACTGTGCATACGGTCACTATCCTCTTTCGAAGAGTCTTGGTTTCCTGAGCGTGAGTTTAGTTCATAAGTTGATGCAGCATAACCAGACAGCCCGTTATCGCCATCACCGGGCCTATTGCCCCTATGACCCAGAACTGCGCAATAATTTGAGTTTGCCATGTTAGCACTGAAATTAACATTATAATCGCCTGTGCCATTATCCGTTAGGCTACCAATATTCATGCTGTCCCGTATAGCAATGGTCCCAGTCCCATTAAAGTTTACCCAAGCCTTTGCAGACCCATTGACCACATAGCTGGTGCCGACTGTATCTGTGCCATCGGTGATGTTGGAAACGTTTAACGTACTCATGCTAAGTCTCCGTGTATTGTGGCATTTCCATCACTACAGTCCGAAGTAGCATCTGTTCTGGTTTTGTTAACTAAAGTAACCCCAGAGGCTGTCCTGTTTGTGTTTATATATGGCTGCTCATCTTCTGTCGTGTGATGCCCAACCCAATCGTCATCTGCAAAGTGGTTTGAAAAACTAATTGTTAACTGGCCTGTGCCAATATCGGCTACAGAACTAATGTTTCTTGAGCCAATTATAGCTTGGCTTCCATAAAACAATAACGCCGCCGCAACGCCTGACACTGCACGACTAGCTGTTTCACCCGTGGCTTGGATGTTTGTGACCGTTAGTGTACTCATGCTAGACCTCCATGCGTAACAACACAAATCCGAGCCACATCAACTGGAGTTGTTAAACTTGTTTGTGTAGTTAAGTCAGTGTAAGAAGCCGCCTGACTTACCCTATTGTAATTAGCTACCCTGTTTATATCACCGCCATCAGATGATGTGTTTTCACGACAAGCAAAAGCATCTACATGCTCTCCATCTTCCATATTGTTTGTAAAATTTGTGCGATACAAACCAGTGCCGTTATCCGTTAGTGAAGATATATTAAAACTCGTACCACTTACAGCAATAGTGCCAGTGCCATTAAAAGTACAATGAGCCTTAGAAGCACTCTGCTTAGTCAGCGTAACGGGGTCAGTCCCATTTGCTGCGCTTATCGTATTTGCTCTAATATCAGACAATGGACAAGTTCCCTCCGCTTGCGACTGTTAGCGTAACACCTGATGCTACAGCCAAGGGGCCAGTAGCAGAAGCGTTCTCTGTCGCGTCGATGGTTACATTTGTGTTAAGGGTTTGCTCAGACACACGAAAGATGTCACCAGCCGCAGCCGCAGGGCCAACCGTACCGCGCTCGCCTTTGTAGCGACCCCCGCCAACCGCAGTCGCAAGGTCAACCGCCGTGAACATCAGCAAATCGATGATGTCGCCAGTGGCAGCGCCAGATGTCAGCACAACGTCAGAACCGTTGGTAGCCGTGAAATCGGTGCCATCGACCAGCCTCACGCCGTTCATATAGACATCCACGAAGCCCGCCGTATAGCCCGCCGTAGCAAAGCTAGTTTGCCCAGAGGTAGCCGTGAAGGTCTGTCGCGTTTGTGTAGCCTGCGGGACAGGTATAGCGCCTAAATATCCAGCCATGTTATACTTCCTCCAATGCCGTCACTCTGGCCTCTAACACTTCAATCTTAGCCATAGCCTCTTGAAGTGCTTTGACAGCCTTCATGTACAACACAGAGTATTTTACAGAAAGATACTCTTCTTGATTGCCGTCTGCATCTAAGACTGGTTCGTCATCAGCATTAGTCTTAAAGTTCTGCTTCACCAATCCATTCATACCAGCGGCTTGAAGGTCTTGAGCAATAACGCCAAGCATATTTGGTGCATCTAACTCAGCATCAATCATAGAGTAGTTCTTGAACTGCAGTGCTTTAATGTCATTCCACTGGGAACTGGCAGGAGCAATGTTTTCTTTTAGACGCCCATCTGATGTAGCACCGTAGGAGTTTGTTGCTGACTGAAAGTCACCGTTTTCTTCAATCTTAGATTTAACTACGTTTCGACGCATGTGTCTAAATACTTGGTCACTCCCAGTGCCATCTCTTGCCACAACCTGAGTTATGGTGTCGTTACTACCATCCCCAGCATGGAAAATAGTAATAGCTTCCTCTGTCGAAGTATAAACACTACCGTGACTTCTGCCTACTTTTATACCTCCAGCCCTGATATACAAATCGCCAGAGTCATCAAGCTGCATAGACCCCTCTGAGGTGGTTGATGACTCATAGGCATTGCCTACAGCAAAAAACTCTAAGTTTCCGTTGCCAGCGGTATCATCCGCTGTGGCAATCATGCCGCCGAATTTATTGGTACTATTGTCATTCGTTTTGAATAAGTAACCACCAATGTACTCACCAGCGGTTACTGTTGTGTCGGACCTACCTGCAACAAATTGAGTGCCGCCTGTGGCATGATTAACAAAGCTGAGTTTATTGGGGTTGTGTGTCTGTGGAGTATTGCTGTCTGGGTTACTAGATGACATACCTATGTTGCCCGTCGAACCCTCGACGAAGAAAGCGTGAGTATCGGCATCAGACTCAACACGGAAGTCTAGGTCTTTACTGTCATCATTAAAAACGGTTTCAGATGCTGTCATATCCATACGACTGGCAAAATCTCCTGCTAACATTGCGCCTACTTTATATCTGCCACTCTCTACACCATCTCCTACTGCTACTATCTCTGTAAAAATTTGTGTATAGGTAACTGCTTCGTCTGCATCATTTTCGCCTTGAAAGTTAATTCTACCTGTATCGTCACCAGCAGCGGGACTACCTGAGTTACGATATAAATCTAAGGCTGGTCCTTTATTAGCATCTGCATCTGTAGAAATAAGTGTAAGCTGCGTAGTGTTATCAGCAGTTGTAATGGTTGATCCATCGTTTGCAGTAAAACCACCGTTAAACACAGGCGCAGCCGTGGTGGTCAGGACACCTGTTACTAGGGCAGTCGTTGCCATATCCACAGCACCATCAATGTCCACAATGTCTAGGTTAGCTGTACCACTAATATCAGCCCCAGAGGTACTAAGGTTGACCGCTTTGCCGCCAATGTATCCAGCCATTATGTAATCTCCATATAACTCATGGTTACTGAAACCTTATCCGCAACAGAACAATCAATTTTAACGATATCGCCCACGTTAAGGTTAATCTTTCCGTCCAAAACAGCAAGCGTTGACCCAACAGGTATTGGTACACTCTTAACCAAAAACGCCGTTGTGTTTTGAGTTTGGCTGGTTTGAGTTGTTGTACTTACAATCGTTACAGATGCTGTGACCTGTGACGTGTGAACGTTTGCCAGTGTAAGCCCAAGAATAATAACTGTGCTACCGGACTGAACCGTGTATAAAGTTTCTGGTGTTCCTGAACTTGCAGGAGCAACATCTCTTGTGATTAACTTAAATGTATTAGCCATTTATTTTTCCTATATCACCCCAACGCAATCGCCAAAGCTGTCGCATCGTCTGTTGTTGCTACAATTCCAGTTGCAGAAGGAAGCGTGAGAGTTACATCCGCAGTAGACGCGGGGCCTATTAATGTTACTTTGTTAGTTCCATTGTCAGTGTCTTCAAAGAACTCTACAAAGCCTGCGCCTGTAGCGCCGTTTTTTACAGAAATACCCGCGTTAGCAATGGGCTTTGCAGTGAGGGTTGCTACTCCAGTGACCAAAAGCGTAGATGCCATGTCCACCGCACCGTCGATATCCACTACATCTAAGTTAGTGGTCCCGTCTACGTCGATAGCACCGCTGATATCTAATGAACCAAACGATCCCACACCTGTAGTAGTAATGGCACTGGAACCGTTGTCGATAGCACCAAAACCAGATGTTATTGAACCTGAGTTTAAAGCCCCAACAGTAACAATGTTGCCGCCACCTACACTGTGGCTAGAAAAATAAGTGGACACTGTATCCACGTTGGTCATACGCATTGTGCCTGCATCGTTCACCAACAGGCCATCGCCACTTGCAACCGCAGTCGTACCCCGCGAAGTTCCACCGTCGATTAAATTAATCTCAGCCCCAGTCGTAGTGACCGCAGTGCCGTTAAGAGAAAGCGCATCTGTTTCCAGCGTACCATCAATGTCCGCGTCACCTGAAATATCTAAAGAACCTGCGTCTAGCTCTCCAGTTAAAGTAATGTTTCGAAAACTAGCAACGTCTTTGTTGGCGTCTACGGTAACAGTCTTGGACGCAACTACAGTTCCAACCGCTGCGCCTGTATCGTTGTAGTTTAGCTCCGCTGCCGTGCTGGTAAGTGCCGTAGAGCCTAATGTTAATTGTCCATCAGGAACAATCAAACCCGCAGCCCCACTAAGTATTAAATCGTCGGCACTTGTGTCCCAAAGCATAAACGCACTGGCAGTGTCTCCAAACAGCTTAACATCGTAACCTTGATCGTTAACACCCACCGTTAAAGTTGAGTCTAATTGAACTGCGCCATCTATATCTACAGCATCTAGATTTGTTGTTCCGTCTACGTCGATGTTTCCGCTAATGTCTAACGAAGCAAATGTTCCAACGCCTGTGGTTGTTAACGAGGACGCCCCATCGTTAATAAATAAATCTGCGACTGTGGCTGTGACAAAGACAACTGCCGTGCCACTAAGCGATATAGCGCTGTCTGAATTAGAACTTTCAGTAACCGAACGAGTAAGTGTTGTGCCGCTTGACGTATATGTCCCACTGCCAATTTCAAAATTAGTTCCATCCTCTATAGCATATCTAATAGTTTGACCGTTGGTTATTCCAGCATTAGCAAAAGTCTGGTAGCCTGTTGCAGCACTTCCCAAGGTAATCGTTCCAGTACCCGTGGTACTGGTAGACATTTTTGCACGATTTCCTAAAGATATTGCCATGTTAAGCTATCCGTATAATTGCGTTACTCGCGTCAGCGGTGGGAAAAACGATAGTGAAGTCTCCAGACGTGGCACCTTTATCGGCTCCAAAGTCCAAAACACAAACAGACGGATCGCCTGACGCGGCCTCATTATAAATTAAAGCACCGCGCACCGAAGAAATTGTTACGTTAGAAAACACCTCATCAGAAAAGTCAGTCAGAGCTGTTGTGCCGGTAGTCGTTGGCGTTACGCTTGTTAAAAACTGACCCTTTGCAGTGTAATTTGTTCCCGTTATTTCATTGCTACTTGTGTAAGCAGTGGTAGCCGCAGTGAAACTTGCACTGTTGTCATACAAAGCAATCTTAAACTGGTCACTTGCCGCAGTGAAATTATGTGTAGCTGTCATTAATTCTTTTTTGAATGAAGTACACAGGAAGTTGCCCGTAAAAGCCATTACATTTTCCTTATATATTCGGCCAAATCAGAATGACCCGCTTCTTTTATCGCATTATATACCGTAGTACGGTCACTTTGGATAGCCTGTTTCATGTAGATGACCAGCAGCTTCTCTATGCTGTCACGATAAGCAATAGCCTGATCCCGTAGCGTAGGGTGCGCGTCCTCAGAGAACGCAACGATCTTACCTACGCAACGGTGAGCCACCTCTTCAGGAGTTGCACCACGATTGTTTGTGGTTTGAACATCAACCTTAAACTCTCCAAAAGACATGTTGTTCATTGTTTCGGCCTAATAACTTGACCAACACGGTAACCTTGTGTGGTTTCTTTGGCCTCACCCAACAACTTTAGACCAGACAAAGACTCCTGAAATCTCTTGTCATACATAGCCATAACGTCCTGCTCACCTTTCATAAAGATGTACGCCTCTATTAACGAACCGTACAAAAGGCTTAACTCTGCATTTTCACTTAACCATGTTGTACCACTGTCTGATCCTGCCGTAAGGCTTGCGGGGCGGTACAAGTAGTGAAGCTCTGCCGTATAGTCAACGTTTGGTGTTGGTGCTAAGATAAAGTTGCTGACGTCAAACGTAGCGTAATATTTCGGCACACCTGTTGTAGCAGGATCGGAGGTATAGCTTTGAACAAAGCTAACATCTTTAAACTCTACAAATCCGTAATCACTGCCACTGGTTATTGGGTCCGTAACAGTTCTTAGGCTTAACGAATATGGCGCTAAAAAATCACTTGGCATCGCAAGAAACTTGTTTCCACTAGACGCTATACCTGAAACATTTTTTCGAAATAGACTTAGCTGAACAGATTTTAAAACTCGTTCCTCTGCTGCCCGTATAAACAGAGGGAGATTAGCTACAAAAGAAGTCTCCGTGTTCTCAGTGTAATCCTGCAACGCTGTTTTTAACTGCGCAAATGTAAAGCTCATGACGTGACCACCGTAACCTCTCCGACTTCCCCTGTAGATTTCAACCTGTTAGGAGTCAACGACTCGTCCCCGTTAAAACCAACGGGTCGAAAACCGTATTGAATGTTTCTTTGCTCCTCCAAACCAGACTCTGGCCTAGGGTTTCTTAACGCTTGGGGATCAGCCCCTACCTTGGGAGGGAATAGCTGAGGATGCTTTGGATCAAACTCGTCCTTGCCGACACGCGCCCCTGTCCACTCCTCTCGCATATCCCTCAGTCTATAACGAAAACCAGAACGATCCGAAATTCCATACGCATTCTTGTCTGAGGCATAGGCCATGTCACACCCTTAGATACTGAATGCTTGGTTGAAGTTTAAGAGGAACACGATCCTCGTCCTCGTCAGAGGCCCGTTGGA